TCTTTGATCGGTGTCCAAATTACCCCTGCAGTCTCTTTGATGGATTCCCAGGTTTCCGCGAAAAATAATTTGATATTTTCCCACACCGTCAATATATTTTCCAAAATTTCTGTCCAAAACTCATCCCACCATATCTTAAACTCGCTCCACTTTAACGAGGCATTTTCTGTGATTTCTGTAAATTTTTCGCCCAAGAATGTGCCAGCAGCTTCACAGAAATTAGAAAGGGATTCCATCATACCGTCAAATGCTTCAGATGCAATTTGAGCCATTTTTCTAGCTACTATAGTAATATCCCATGTTGACGGATCTGTTATTTTCCTCTGACGGGTCAAGTATTCTTCTGCCTTTGTCCCTAATTCCTCATAAGTCTTTCCAGCTTCATCACGAGCTTTTCGATTGTTTTCCTGCCATTTTGTAAACTCTTCATCATTTCCGCCAAGAGCTGCATATGCTGTATGAATCAAGCCGTTCAGTGTCTCTGAAATGATGTCGCCCACATCCTTCAAAAGCGTTGCCCAATCAATTCCTACCAAAAAGTCGCGGATTGCAATACCAACTTCATCCCATTCGATTTCTTCCAATCCCGCCTTTATCATTTCGAGAATAGATGTAGCTACTTTTGAAAACGCCTCGCCTGCCGCTTTCCAGTCAATATTTTTTACAGTTTTGGAAATCTGTTGACCTATATTGGCTCCAATAGCCTCCCAGTCTGCGGTTGAAAAAAATGTGTACACGGTATCGACAAACGTATTGACTAAATTAGATATTGTATTTGAAACATTGTCCCAGTTAAACCAATCTGTAAACGAATTGATCGCATCTGCCAGCCCTTTAGCTCCTGTCACAAAGGTGTCATAAATAACATCCCAATCAATGCTTTCAAAAAAACCATTCAAGGTATCTGCAATAAAAGCACCTATCGAATCCCAGTGAATTGTATGCACAAATTCATTCAAGAACTCAAATGCGGTGTTGATAGCCTGTGCAAGCGTTGTACCAATCGAGTATCCAAGACCTTCAACCTCAATAAATCCGTTGATAAAGGTTGCTATACTGTGAGCAATTCTCCGAGCAGATTCTTTGATATCATCCCACGGGATATTATCCAGAGCTTCTTTCAGCTTTTCCCCCAAGAACTTACCAAGCTCATAGAAGTCACTGTTTTCCCACATTTCTTTTAACCAATCGGCTATTTTCAACCATTTATTATCTATTGGTACTTCTTCAAATCCTCCATCAGCACCCGCACCTCCACCGCCGCCGGAATTGTCCTGCTTTTGCAGCACATCCAGGTCATCAAATTTTGCCAAAGCTCCGGCCGCCTTTTTTGCCGCCTCTGCTGTTCCATTCAGGGAATCGTTATAGGAATCCTGTATCTTTTTCGCTCGGATGAATGTGCTTTTCCCGCCGAGGATGGCAATAAGCTGCGCCACGTATGTTATCGCCCGCGTTATCCCGTTTATAAGCGCATTTAGATACGGAATTGCTATCTGGACAATCGGTGCAAATGCAGCTGCAAGCGCATTTCCAAGCGTAACCAGGGAATTTTTTAGCGTCTGAAATGAATTTGCCAACGGCTCAGAATATTTTGCAAGGTTTGAGAATCCCTTTTGCATTCCGGACACCATCGCATTAAATGCTTTTGTTATCCAGTTAAATACCAAAAGCGATAACGCGATACCTTTCAGCCTTGACGCAAATGTGCTGAACATCCCTGCACTTTTCTTTGATGAGAATGCGATTCCTTTTAGCCTTGACGCAAGGGCGCTGAACAGCCCCGCGATTTTTTTCGCGCCGGACGAGGCTGTTTTAAATGCTTTATCGGCAGAATTCTTCATCCGGTCAAATTCTTTTTTGATGGGCTTCTGCTTCGCGTTAAGTTCTGCCATCCTGCGCTTTGAAACATCTATGTTTCCGGCAAGCTGAGACGCTTTTGCAGACATTTTTTGAAACTCTTCCGTGTCTTTTGGAGATACAAACGCGTTACCGGATGCTTTCTCCGCGTTCATTTTCGCCTTAATTTCATCTACTTTCTGAGCCGCTTCATCCAGTTGAGCCTTGTCCACTTTCGGGGTATATGCTTTTCCGCTGTTCTCCATCTGCTCAAGCTTTTCTTTCAGCTCGTCTACACGGTCGGATGCGGCCGCAACCTGTTCATTTAGTACGTCCCATGCGCCGCCGGTTTGATGTACCCCCATGTTTTCCCAGTCTGTCTGACGTGCTACAAGCTTAGACAGCTCTCCTTGCGCCGCAACGAGGTCTTTCTGTAAAGCTTTATACTCAGACGTTGCCGCCCCCTTTTGTGACATACGGGCCTGCAGTTTTGAATACTCGGATTCTGCCTTTTCTAACTCTCTTTGTAATTCTGCAAATTTTTCTGTCGGGATTTTCTTTTGCGAAAATTCTTCCATTTTGCGATTGAGAGAATCTAAAGCCGCGCTGTCTTTTTTTATGGCATTAGACACGCGCATCATCTGGCTGTTTAAATCTTTTGTTTCAATTTTTGTGTTTATCCGTATCGAACCGTCATATTTCGGCATATCAGCCTCCTACCTTGATCCATTTCATAAAAGCGTCAACGTCTTCCTGTTCCTCTTCTGTCAGTTCCTCTTCCCGCTCTATTGCAAATATTTGTTTCTGCTCCTGCAATGCCTGTTTTGCACGCGTGTCCATCTTAGGGTCTATTTTCTGCTGCCGGATGGCTATGACGTTCGTGTATGCGCATTCACCGAGCGTGGACAGCAGTCCCATGAACGCCCAGTAGTGCATGTCAGACCGGTTCAGGTCGATTCCGTACTTCTCCAGAAATGCTGAATAGATGCGCCACTGGTCTATGTCAAAATCTGTTACCGGAACTTTGTCCTCATCCTTCGGGCGGTTGTCGGTATACCACCCGCTCAGAAACCACCTAAGGCCATCCACGGCAGTTTTTAAATCGGGTAAAGAAGAAGGGCTGCCGTCCCCATCCTCTGACGGATACAGCAGCCCCAGCGCTACAGCCAACCTTTCATCGTCTGATAGGTCCGGATCTTGCAAAGCCTGTGAAATCTGGATCCCTGTCTGGAAGGCTTCGTCTATGCGGAAACCCTCATATTCTGTTGGGAATTTATCAAGCAGCACATTCCACATTTAATTGCTTCGCGCCCCTTTCCTGTTCGGGCTGTATTTGCTTGTGATTTTCTGATTTCGTTCAGTGGCGAAGCCCTGAAGAATCGGTATGATCTGGTCTAAAAAGTCCGCAATAAGCTCCATTCCCGGGGATTCCACGTCAGGGAACACCTTTTTGCAACACCCGCTCCCAAACAGAGAATCCAACTCAGCGCAGGCCTCTTTGCATAAAGCGTCATACGCTCCGAAGCGTTCCGTGAAATCACCGGAAGAATCATTAGCAATCCTATCGGCTTCCTCGTTTTTTGCATTCAGCCATGCCACAAAATCGTCAAAACGCTTAAAAAAACTGTTGTCAGAGATGTTGACCGCAATATAATCGCCGTTGTCGTTGACCTCAATGCGTTTGACGCCACTGTCTACTCGTAAACTTGCTGCTCCCATCTTGTCCTCCTTATTCCGTTAAAGCCCTGTCAGACGCGGGCGTCGCCGTGAATTTTCTTGTGGTTACGTTAAACTTTCCAGCTTCTCCGTCACCTCTGCCACCCAGAGTCAGTGTATCTGTCACGTTTGACCCTGCATCGCCACCTGTGCCACCTACACTCACAACGCAGCGACGGCGGACTGCCGGATATTCAGGTCCAGCGCCGGAAACTCTCACGCGGACATAGGATGTTATGGCATCAGCTCCGACGGGCAGCGTGTCTATCATCTTGTTAAACCAGTCTGTAAGATCCTGATCCTCTTCGTCTACGTTCTGCCTTTCAACTTCGATGGACGGCGTATAGGATTTAAGGTCCGTAGATCCGTTTTCCTGATTGATGTACTGTACCGTCTCCGTCTCGGGGTTCATTTCCTCCGTTAAAGAGGTAATACCCGTTCCCAGAAGCCGGTAGTCTGCCGCTGTCCCATCAGAGGTCGTGTCCATTTTTACATCGACAAAATGTCTCAACAAATGTCTTTTCATTGCTTTTTTCCTTTCTTAAATTTCAGGCTCGATAACATTTTTATAAAAAACCGTAACCGGTAGAACCCAGTCCTGCACGCCATTCTCCTGCGGCTGTGTCCCATATGCGTTCCCGCGTGTTACCCGCTCAATCCTCCGCCCTGCGGTCAGATCTGGGTATATCGCTTTTTCGTACTCTTTCCCTTCAATCCCGGAGGGTTCGTGGCAAAGCCAGCGACCCAGCGTATCCAGGAATTCCAGAATAGTAATTTTCTGTCGTTCCCTTGCTCCCGTGGTCGAACGGTATACTACAAAGCAGGGATACCGGCATTCCTGATATATCCGCCCGAGTATATCTTCTTTTTCTGTATACACCAGCGCCCCGGAATCATTGGAAAACGCAATGCCATCCTCAGACCCGAGCTCTTCGAATTTAATTACTTCATCCGGATACAGCCCCTGAAACTGGTTAAGCAGCGACTTCATTGCCGCCGTCAAAACATCATAGCCGGTAGCATCATTCCCGATAGGTTCAGCCATTTTCCTCCACCTACTTCCCTAAGATTTCAAAATGCGGAATTATCGCATATGGTCCGCCCACTGACGATATAAGATAAACAAAATCCTTTTCGGTATTCATAAACGCGTAAAACCCTTCATATCGCCTGTCCGTATAATCTGCATCGTTCACAGGACTGTCCCCGTCCCATGCTCCTACCATAAAAAAATCTGTAGACGGATTAAATGTAATGCTGTCGGGCAACAAATCGTTGACCTGTCTGTTCCATTCCTTCGGCGGAAGCCACGGCAATTCTTTTCCGACGGTATCAACAACAATTTTTCTCCCGTTCTTGACCCCGAACGGGATATGTAACTGTGCGTTATCTGTACTGTCTGGACCGTACAGCTTCATAATCTGCCCCCGGTCAGTCTCCAGATGCACGCCGGAAAGCACATGAGGATACCAGATGGCGGCGGTGCTGGATTCGTAAAAATTGAATATTGTCACTATCGCATCATTCATCGGTATCCCTCATTTCACAAAGAGCTTCGTTAAATTTATCCGTAAACGCCCGGATTCTCACGATATTTCCCATGCATTCCTCTGGCACAGAACCGTAAAAGATGATCGTCTCCGGCTGCAACCGCCTCACCATTTCTTCATACCCTGCCAAAAACAGCGCCTTTTTTTCCTTGCTGTTCATGCAGCCAACAGAAGATACCGCCACGGTTCCGCCCTCCGGCTCTCCGTCAAAGCACCAGTCAAATGAGTCCAGCGTGCTCCATGAGATCGTCGGGATAACCTGTATTCCTGCCTCCTGCATATACGCCGCACACCAGTGTTTCCGGTAGTGGTTGTATATTTGCATGACCTTAGGAAAATCTGTATAGGTAGAGAAATCTGGAGACATTACATAGCGAAATCTTTGAAGCATCGGGATATACCGGTCTATGTTTGACCACAGGCGGCAAAACTGGTAATCATCCAAAAAGAAATGAAAACCTTTTTCAGATGGATTTTTGCAAGATTTTGCATAATTAAATCCGATCCAGTCACAACCGCCTTCATAAGTCACAGGGGATATTTCCGGTATGACATACTCTCCAACGCCGTCAAATATCCTGCGTTCCAGATTGTCGTAACTGCGACTGGTTCGATATCCCATTCCTACTCGCCTTTCTTAAATCTGCTCCATAATTCTGCAAACTTCTCCCATCCGTACATCGCCACGAAAGCAACTGAAAATCCCGCCAGAATAGCCGCCAGAATCATGTACCAAATAATAGTCTGCTGGATGTACTGCATATATGCTACAAACGCGGTCACTGTAATCCCGATGGACAGGACAAGCACGAGGATATCCGTAGGGATTTTTGCAAGCACGCCTACACCCTTAAATACCTGTGTGATGACCGACACGATAAACGCTAATGCGCCGATAACCGCCAAAATTCCGGTCATATTTGTAAACAACATTTCCATATCTACCTCGTTCCTGCGTACAACAACGGTACGCCATCATCATTTTTCACTCCTGCCAGATAAAGCATTGCCGCATCTGCCAGAAGCTTGTTTGTCTCCTGTGCATCCCCGGCCGCCTGGTAGACCGCGCTCCATGCCTTTGCGCCGTTTGCCATTTCGGACGGGGAAGCGTAGGAAATTGATTCAGAACCGGCAGACTTGGAAGTAATTACTCCCGAAGTAACACCGCCAGCCCCGCCGGAAGATGTCTCCCCAGCGGAATACAGCGCTTTCTTCTCTGCCAGCTCCAGCTGATATAATTTGTCACAGACCGCGCAAACGGCTTTCTGAACCTTTGTTTTCGCTCGTTCATTGTCTGGGAGCCCGTCCACCAGGCGGTCAAAGGTTATGACGTCCAAAAAGTCACTGGCACGGTCTGCGATACGGTCAAATTCCTCCGCCGGGACGACATTCCCGTGATAAGTCTGCTCATAAAATGTAAATGTGGTGTATGCCATCCCGTCGTCCTCCTTATCTCTTACTCTTCCGTTTTGTTTCCCCGGAAAGCGGTTCGCCGTCAGTATTCAGGGGTGTACTGGCGGCCATCAACCCCCCGCATTTACGGTGATTTTCGCGATACCATCCAGGTATTCCGCAAACAGCACAAGGCCGGTGATCGCAAACGCCTCAGACACGGCGGTGTTGTAGTTGCCCTGTGTGTGGAAACCGATCAGATTCGTTTCTCCGCTGGTCGTGTACACAAGTCCTGCCTTCGCGAAGTCGCTGTCGTTGGGGTCGATGTAATACATCACGATGTTTTCCACCGGTGTAGCGATTACCGTATCAGCCGGGATCTCGCTGTCAGAAAGGAGGAAAATTGTATTGAACCCCATAAAATCCTTCAGGTACTGGAAGCCGAACTGATTCTGGATGGTGATGTTCGCTGCTCCGAGATACTTGTACACGTCAAGGATGTTCACAAAACCGACAACCCCGGTGATGTTCCGGTGCATCTGCTTAAACTTGTTCTCAACCTTGCCCTTTGCCATCGCAAGTGCCATCTGGAAGGTTGTTTCCTCGGACGTGAGCGTTCCGGTTTTCAGATAGTCGTAAAACTTCTTTGTCACGCCCGCCTGAAGCTGATAGAGGAACTCGTCGTCAGTCATCTGGACAGCGTTGTCATAACCGTGGTCTTTGATTGCTTCAATCGAAACGGCCTTCGCGTACTTCTCGATGGTCATTTCCTGATACTTCTTTTCCTTTACGGTAAATTTGCTATACGGGATATCCTCGCCTTCGCCTACTGCACCATCCTCGAGCGTCCCCTCCGCATATTTACTTTTCAGCACTGCGCCGGGCTGCTTCTTTATGGGGCGCATGATCCCCAAGATGTCCCGCAGATGCTGCCAGTTGCGCTCGAATCTGGTTACAAAATCCAGCTCTCTTGCTGTTACCTGGACATCCGCTGTTTTAATCAAATTTGCTTTTGCTGGCATATTAGCCCTCCTGCTTTAATTAAATAAACTCATGTTCGCAGCAATTGCAGCCTGACGCTCAGAAGCATCCTTGATGCTCATAATCTGGTCTTTCGTCAGCGCGCCGCCCTGCCCCTGCTTGTTTGTCGGCTGTGTAAAGCGTGCCTGATTCTGCTGTGCTTTCTGCTGCTCATCGTCAACAAATGCCGAAGCGTCCTTTTCCTTCATCTGGGTTATGAGGTCATTCAGTCCGAGGATTTTCCCGTCTTTCAGTTTTAATCCGGCCTCCTTGACTTCTGCCATAATTGCGCGCTTTGCCGCTTCGCTCGAGAATTTAATTCCTTCAAACTCTGTTTTCAGAGCGTCCGAAAAATCCCTTTCATACAGTTTTGCCTGCGCATCCTTCTCGGCATCCTCAGCCTTTTTCTTCCAGTCAGACAGTTCTTTCTGCATAGTGTCGAGATCAACGCCCTCAAAGCCTTTCAGAGTGGTTTCCGCAGTCTCGGCCTTCGCCTTCCACGTGTCCCTGTCGGTCTCAGCCTTTCCCAACTTCTTTTCGTGTTCAGCTTTTGTGATGTAATTTTCTGACACCTTTTTTGTAAGGTTTTCCTTTTTGTCTGCCGGGACCTCAATTCCCAGTTCTGTCAAAATTGCTTCAATATTCTGCATCTTTATCCTCCTAAACGTGATTGATTAACCGCCCGTCAGCGGTATGGATTAAGCCCGATAAACCACGGGCGGGGTAGTTGTGGGGATGGGAATTGAACCCATGACACACGGCTTATAAGGCCGCTGCTCTACCTCCTGAGCTATCCCACAAAGCGCCCGGGGTAGCGGACCGGGCGAAAAGCGTAATGATCGGCGCTGTCTAAACAATGCACCTATACCGTGCGCCGGGGCTTGAACCCGGCTGCTTCCATGCACGGTGGCAAAAACAAAGAAAGATGGGATGGATTTTCCTGCAATTACGATTTACAGGATTGCACACAGACGGAGTCGAACCGCATTTTCAACCTTCCCGCAAGGCTGTGTGCTGTAAAGGAGGAAATACAAATACAAAAAAGAGCCAGCAATCTGTAAGAAATCCTTACAAATCACTGGCTCTGCGTCTGGCGTCTGGCACTTAACGGACGATAGGCTCTGCCTTTCCGTTTTCAATATTCACGAGGCTGGTCGTTTTACATTTCGGGCAAAACACCGGAAGATTATGCGCTGTCGTATCCTTGCGGAATGCTGACCGCGTTTTATTATTACAGACAGGACAGTATACCCTTTTGATATCCATGACGATCATTCCTTTCCATATCCTTTAATACATTTTACTAAATAAAAAAAACTATGGCGTACCCATGTTTAAAGCAAAAGCGGCAGGTTTACCCGCCGCCTTTACTCACATCATCTTTCGTAATTTTTCGATGTACCGCGAAATAGTCTCCCGCTCTTCTCGGCAGTCTGCATCCTTTGACAGATCTCCCAGCTCTTCCGTCAGTGCATCCATATGCTCTTCCAGAGCAGCCAGCATACGCCGCTTGCAATCCTCAGACTTGCCGTTGCGATAAGACTGCTTGTTTTCCATGTAATCATCATAAGGGTCATTGTTTCCGTTTCCACGGCTATAGTGACCCTTTACATAGTGCTCCCCACGTCGCGCATAGGAGGATCCATCGTCATAGGCCGTCATGCTCATTCCATCATCCCTGCTGTATCTCCCACGGCTGTCGCGTTTCCGCCTCTCGCTGTACTCTCCATTCTGGCTATAACCGCCTTCCATTTCGTCGAGAACGGCGTTATAATAGCCCTCTTTGCACTTCCAGTATTCCACATTTTCCATGTCTTTCAGCATGTCGATAAGCTTGTATGCAGTTTCAAGGTTTCCGGTATTCAGACCTTTTTCTGCGATTTTATCCAGTTCTTCACGGATATTTTGCATCAATTTATAGCTCATGGTCTGCCCTCCTTAACCGCAAACCCGAACAGCTGTTATGTTCGGGTTGTCTACTAACACAGGAATTGTCCCTGCGTTTTTGATGGAAATGTTTTCACAGCATCCACAGAACACATCGACGTATGTCTGGGACGATGTGTTAAAATACTGCTCTACTGCCGCAGGGGTGGCACGCATCACCGTGCCGCCGAGGATTTCCCCATCTCTGGCAATTCCCAGCGCCACTTCTCCTACCGTTTCCCCAGTCGGTACTGCGACGTTTCCGGAAAATGTAATCAGATATCTACCGGGCTTTACAAGCGTTATCTGCGCGCTTCCAGCCCTGTGTCTTTCTGCGCATCCGCCCTTTGTTGCCACTGCCGAAAACGGGATAGACTGCCCTACGGGGACCGTGACCGGCGTTGTGTTTACTAACTCAATCATTTTATTCTCCCTTCATTTCAAAAGGGGCAGACGTTCTCAGCCTGCCCCTTTTTGTGAATAACGGCATCAGCCGAACATCATGGCAAAATGCCACGAAGATACTCCGTCTGAAGTTTTAACATCCGCATCCCGTGTTGCCTCCGTAGCCACATCCGGTGCCAAAGCTAAAGCCTGTCGGGTTTACGATGGACGTGTACGGGGACATTACCGGATAAGACGGAACGGGTGTAGGTCGCAAAGCATTTAAGATGCTGTTTGTCTGTGCGTTGTTAGACAGCTGGAGCTGTGCGGACTGTAACTCGGTCTGCAAAGACTGTATCTTGTCCTGTGTAAACAGGTCGATGATGCGCTGTGTTCCGGCGTTCTGCGCGTCAATTACATCGCGGAATCCGTTGTTTACGGTATTCTGTAGGATGTTTGTCTGGGCTGCCATGTTGTAGTTTACGCCAGCAATAGCCTCACGGGTATCGCAGCAGCATTGCTGCATCTGATAACCCAGGTTCGACAGGTTGGCGTTTACGCCAGCAAGGCCGTTGCAAAGCTGGCCGGAAAGGTTCTGGATCCCGTTTTCGATTCCCTGCGTGGACAGCGCTGCGTCGATATCAGCGCGGGTTGCATAACCCTGAAATGCGGGAGAATTTGCTCCTCCACCATTTCCGCCCCAGCCGCCGAAGCCGCCCCAGCCAAACATACCGAAAATCAGGAAAAGGATAATCCATGCCCCCCAATCTCCGCCGAAGCCGTCATTTTTTCCTGTGCCGCCGGTTAATACGGCAACATCAGAAGCGGTTAAACCGTCTGTCATAGTAATTATCTCCTTCGATAATGTATTTACAAAACCGTGTGCACCCGGTTGTGTACTATTTAAAAAAGCCTTTAAACATACCCTGCATCTGCTGCGCCATCTGCTGGGCTTGATTTAACTGTTGCTGGTTTATTTTGCCAGACTGCAACAGCCTGTTAATCTCTTCATTCGGATTTCTGCCCTCCATCTCTTTTCGGAATTGCTGGAACTGTTCCAGCATTCCGGCCATTCTATTACCATTCAGGGCCTCAAACAAGGGATTCGCCATGTCTGCCTCCTTCCGGCTTTGTTGCCGTTTCGAGATAACTATATAATTCTTCATATTTGCTTCTCAAATCGTCGTATTCTTTCCGAGTAACGTATTTATCGTCTAAGTTCACTTCCTCCTGTTTCTGTGGCTCTTTCGCGCCCACCGTGACCTCTTTGTAAGCAAAGGTGCGGAGCGTCGGCATCCCGGCGGCATCGGTAGTCTTTATATAAAAATTAGAGTTTTCGGAGTCCATCAAAAGGACGCTTGTATTTGGAGCGACAAGATAAGATTTAGCTCCAGCCTCGCCCTGCACCCACAGGATCCCCTGATTTACCTGCTGCATCTGCTGTGGCTGCTGATACTGAGCCTGCATCTGCGCCAGCCTGTCCATCTGCGGCTGTAGCGGATTTACTTGTCCATACTGATACGGGTTATAGCCGTATCCTTGATATGGTAATGCCATGCCTGCGCCTCCTATGACTAATTCAATAACTTTCTATAGCTAAATTATGGCATAAAAAATAAGCCTCTGACAGTTCATCAAAGGCTTACAAAAGTATCAAATCAGCATACCCGTATTATCTTTTTGTTTATTCGCTGGCTCATTCTTTTCACAGTGGACACGCTCACGTTCATCATCTCCGCACATCTTTCCAGCGGGATATTCTGCGTCCGTAATTCAAAAAGCTGCCGTTCATCAGGTGTAAAATTGCAGTATTCGCGAAAAAAATCCAATTCAAACACTGTAAAATCGTATACCTTCAAGATTACTCCCCTTATTGCGTCCGCGCCAGATAAGATATAAGCTTTCCCCTCGTTTCTTTTAACTGCTCAACATTGTTCCCTGATATCTGGCTGTTAAGCATCGTTACCAATGTCTCCATGATTAGGCTGTCCCGCTCCCTAATCTCATGCATCGTTTCAAAGTCTCGCTTGTCATGCTCTTCAAGGACTTTTACCCGCGTGGTGAGCTTAATCGCGGGGGATATCCATTTATGTATCACAGCCACAGCGCCCCCTATCACCGAAATGCCGCCGCACACAGCAAGAATAGCCTGTATCGTGTCCATAGTGCCTATCTCCTTATTTCTCCCAATAGTATATCGGTATCTCCTGGCCACTGTCCCATGTGTCCCAGTAATGTCCATCTTTGACGCACACCACATGGCCGTCTATCCCGAGCACATACGTCCCCGTTGGATGATCTCGGCAAAAATCGTCTACCGTGTAAACATGCTGTCCGTGGTCGTCTACGATATACCGCCGGAAACCATTTTCACGCAGGTATGCGCCCCAGACAACGTTTGCAGACGGCATATCCGAAAGCTGGCAAGCTTTTACCATAATGCCGGAAAACGCCGTTTCCCAGTCAACAGACATCGCCTTGCATATTGCCCTTATAACACAATCTCCGACGCGCTGAGAACGTGGATTTGGATTGAATTTTGCCCAATGACTCATTTTCCAGTCCCTTCTTTCTCCGCATGTCTTTTTGCCCCTTTATTTGCTGCCTTTTGCTGCGGGTATCCAAATCCCGCTAATGCATTCCGATCATACTGCGGCTGTAACCCATTTTCTTCGCAATGCTGATTATAAGCCCTGTTCTGTCCCTGCAATCGGTAAGCCAGCTTATCATATTCCTGCTGGAGCTTTTCCCGTTCCGCGCCGGACGCCCATGCAAGCTCTTCCTGTTTTACTATCAACTGCCGTTTCGTCTTTCGGATTCCGCGTTCCATAGATCGCTGCTTCTGGCTGTCCTCATACCGTTTTAGATTCTCAGCGTCGGTAATTTTATTCCCGCTTCCATCCAGCAGATTCCCTTCTGCGTCCCTCCACGAATTCTTCATCCGCTTGTCAAACAACATATGACCGTGACGACAGTTATAGCCATGCAGCCCTCTCATATCCACAACCCTACCCTCTCCCGTGGTTAAATCAATGTCATATCCTGTCGATTCCAGCAGGTTCGGATATCCCGGCTCGCTTCCGTCGATTTTAAACACCCGCCCCTGCCATTCGTCATGTCCGGCAAGTAATGGCTGCCCATCACGTCTTACTCTTGCCCCGAGGTGCGCAGAGGTCAACACATACTCTGTACCGCTGTCCACGATATATCTATTTGTCAGCTGGGCCGCCGTCTGATTCATCGACGTCACTACACAGCATCGTACTGCCGCTTCCAGCGTCCGCCGTGCTCCTGTCGGGTAATCCACCATAATGCCGCGTCCCGCGTACGCATCCAGCACATCCGCTATGGCTGCGGGATAGCTTTGTACTCCGCTTGCTACCCTTACATCGGCTTCGTCGAGCAGCGTCACAAGGTCTTTTTGGCTTTGCTCCAGCGTCGTCCTTGTTAGGTTCTTCAGCTCCGCTCGGCTTTTTATGTACTCTGCTTCGATAACAGCCATATACCGTGCATTTTCAAGCGGAGACTGCGCCACGACCCCCATTTCTGACAGTGTAACCGCATCATCTTCCCACGATGTCAGCACGGCACCACGCAGGAGCTTCCGCAGTTCTTTTTCGCTCAGGTCTGTCAGTTCCATGATACGCCGCTGTATCTCATCCCGGCTTTCCCCCAACTGCTCCAGCCTGTACAGCAACCTGTCCGCCGTGGCTGTGATTTTCCCGGATTTTAAAATCCTTCTGGCGATATCCCGCAGGATAAAGTTTTCCAGCCGTTCATAGAGTTCTAATATCCGGTCAGCTTTCCCTTCAAAATACTCTGGTCTCAGCATCACTCTTTCCCCACCGTTTTTCTCACAAGATTCAGCCAGTCGTCTTTATGCCGCCTTTTGGCTTCCTCGAACCATTCAGACGTTGTTCCCGGCTCGTGATATTTAATCCGTCTCTGCGTCGGGCTTTTGCTGGGAGGGGATGTCCACCCTATGATGTTCCCCTCTGCGTCTTTAAGCGGGATATTCGGACCGTACACAACGCCCTTGTACAAATAATGAGCATATGGCGTGTCATACTCAACGATGCCGCCGTATACCCCGTCTGGATATCTTACACTGTTTCTTAGTGCACCCTGCCGGAATGGAACGAAGGGGGCGCTGTCCGCCACTACCTGCATATTCAAAAGCTTCTGGGCTTCCAGCAGATTATCGTCTATGCGGGACGTATCGAGCTTAATCTCCACGTCCCCAACTTTCGTATCCAGTTCCATTCTACCACCTCCCGCATTTTATGGCGTACCCTTATTTCATCTTTGCGTATCCCACGCTCATCCCTGCGCCAGCATCGTTTATCACAGTCGTGGTGGGGCTGTAGGTTCGCAGAGCCTTATAAGCGGCGATTGTTTCTGGCGGGAGCGGTGTGCGGATGGGAGTTTTCAAAGCCCAAATGAGAAAAACTTCATTGTTGTTCACAAAATCCTTGTATACCTGAAAATCCGCTGAATTAAGATAAATTCTAATATCTTCCAAAACTCTGCTTATGCACAGTATCTGTTTTTTGTCAGCAGTTTGGTAAGGAACATATTTCAAATGCGAGCATATCGGGTTTGCGTTTGAAACAGTTTTGATATTATACAACGTCACAAAAATCGAATCAGGAGTATCTTTTTTCAAATCAGATTCTTGCAGCACCTTATTCCCAATCCACTGCACCCTCTCGCCCTTCGCAAGGTCAATCTCGTCCGCTACCCACTGTTGACCTTTCTCGTCCGTATAATTGCCGCCGGAGGATACGGGGATTCCGGGCAGACCGTTTGGTGTTGGAACGATGAGCTTCTGGACGGGCTTGTAGGGTTCGTAGGAAGTAGCATTCATGGGGGTTCTGGTTATCATCGCCTTGACCTTGCCCTTGAAGGCTGCCGCAGTCCGAAGAAATATTCGGAATTTATCTCCATCCATTATTTCTATTTGTGCTGCATTTGTTCCGACGGAATACCCCAATATAACATTTTTCCCTTTTCTCCATACAACGACATACAGATATACATCCTGTGTGCCTGAATAAATATAATATTTTCCCGCTGTCATCAACGCAAATTCATCATACCCACTTTCAACGTTGCCATTATTCTGTCCAACAGCATAAATATCTGTTTCCCTGTCAACATCAACTTGCACACCATCCGCAAAAACCTCAAATCCATTACCCTTCTGCCCCACCTCAAACGGCAGAAGGTTCGTCCCTGTAACCGTAACCCCTATTTCCCCGCTCTGCCCCGCACTCTTAATCTCCTGCGGGTACTCCGGTGACGGGGAGGGCTTGCCGCCGGTGTAGGGCTCGTAATTGGACGCAGTTGGCTGTGTTTTGGATATCATCGCCTTAACCTTGCCATTAAAGGCTTCTTCGAGTCTGAGGAATATCCGAAACTTATCTCCATCCATTACTTTTATTTTTACCGCAACTCCTTTCCTGGAACCTCCCAATGTGATATTTATCCCATTTCTAAATGCAACGACAAATAAATTCACAAATTCACCATCTGAATAAACATAATATTCCCCAGATGCTAATAACGGGAAATCGTCGTATGAACTTTCGTTGCCCATGCCACTGCGTCCCACTGCATAGATGTCATCCTTTCTTGCACCGGATATCGCTATCCCATCTTTAAATACTTCAAGCCCTTCTCGCTTTTCTCCTACCTCAAACGGCAACAACTGCGCCCCAGTCGTGCTCACCTGCGTTGATTTGCCGTAGAGGGTAAGGGATTCCATCCCACGATTCCCCTTTGAATTTTCCAAGAGGGCGGGGTTGCCGGTAACGACCGTGAGCACAACGCTGTACGCATCGGCTACCAGCACCAAGAAATGCTCCTCTCGTGTCACAGGCGGAAAGACTTTCCCCTCTCCGCTGGCAATCGCCGCCCAGTAATATTCTAATCGTGTCACAGGCGCAGGGATGCTTCCGTCCCATACTCCTGCTACCTTTGCCATGTAATACTGCAATCTCGTGACGGGCTGCGGGGTATTGCCGGAATAATCCCCCGCCATAGTTGCAAGATAATATTCATCAATAGTCACGGGCTCGGGTGTCTTGCCCTTATATGTCCCTGCAATCTTTGCAAGATAATACTCTTCTCTGGTTATCGGTTCCATCTTATTCCTCCCCGAACAGCCCCGTTTCCTTCGGCTGCGCTTCCGTCACCATTGCCTTCGCATCGTCCTCTGTCATGCCCTCGAATTTGGCAAAATACATCCACGCGGGCACCTTGCCCTGCACAACATAGCTCCACCAGCGTGCCCGATCCTCTTCGCGGTTGTACGTAATATCGCCAAAATCGTACACAACCTCATAAACCCCGACAGGGGCAAGCGCATACAGATCTGCATACACCGACATGGCATAGATAGCATCGTTCAGGCAACTTTCCAGCTTGTCTCGCACATCCTTGATAAACTGGATGGTTCGCTGCTGCTCCGCTTCCACGCCTGTCGCCGTTTGGATGCCGCTCGCTTCGTTAAAGACAAAATAGCCGTTCGAGAACCCGCATTTATACCCTATCTGGGACAGGAGAGCATTGATTCCGTCAAGGCGTGTGGCTGTATTGAGCTGCGGCGTAATCTCCTGGTAAAACTCTTCCGGGCTGTTGCCAAACACATTTTTTACATAATGCGGTAGCTTAACGTCGGGGATGCGCCCATTAAGATTCGTCCCGCTGTCAAACATCAGCCTGTCATCTGCAAGGATGATCTTCTCGCTGTCATATATCTCACCGGCGTTCCGGCTGTATGCGATGTCCAGGTCTTTCATTTCTTCGATGGCTTCTGCGTATATCGGCATTCCCAGCGGAGAGGAAAGATCTATGTTGTTTGCAGCAGGGGTGCGGAACACTCCGTACATGGGGGAATCAAGTCTTTCGTTCCCGCCCTTGAGAATCGGCGGCGTTTCCTCCAGCAGATCAGCCCACTTATGTTTACCCAGCGGGATAGGATCGCCGAGGGATTCGCTGCTCTTTGATACATATGCCCTGTTGGATATCACATACGGGTATATCACGCCCGCCTCTGTATGCATCTCGACAAACCTATGATATTCCAGGCGCGTATAATATTTGTCGTTAGCCGCATAGCTGTCTTTAAACACAACGCCCGTTATCTTCCCGTTATCGTCCTGCTCCGTCACGAAAAAGTCCAGAGGGGTAAACATATCAAGCCCGCCGCCATTAGGCTTTATGATCACCGTGCCATAAGCACAGCCATACTCTACCCAATGACGCATGCTATAATAGGCTTTATCAATCTGCTCCTGCAACCACGCCCCGCGTGCGCCGCCGTCAACCTGGATTTTAATCCCCAGCGTGACGAGCCGCGCCGTTTCGGAGCATACCGCCTTTGCAAAATTGATAGTCTTTATTCGGTTTTCTGCGTCTAGCCAGTATGGCGCACCGCGGTAGATGTTGGCACACTCTACAACCTTTGCCATCATCCGCGCTGACGTGGTATCCTTTACCCTAAAATCTTTCTCAGCCTGCTTTTTAAATATCATATTAAACCACCTTTTGACTGTCTGTATAATTCCCATCTTTGCAATACCCCTGTGCCGTGTATTTGCCATATTCCCGGCATTTTTCCGCTTGATGTATATTAAGCTGTGTTCCCTCTGCGGTTAAATTTAGGTTCAAATGCGTAACGTGTCGCATCGATCGAATGGTTGTTTGCATCCGGATAGCCGCTGATGATGTTGCCGTCCTTGTCCCGGTCGTATTCGTATTCTGTAAATTCTCGGTATACATTCGGTGTCCTGCGTTTGTCTATAACGATCTTTCGCCGCATCAGCCACTTCATTCCATATTCGATGCTACCGGGTCCTTTTATTGCCGGCCGCGCCGGAAGTCCCATGCTTCGGTAATCGCTTATTGATTTCGGTTCAGCGCTGTCGCAGGTTATGTGGTAGTCCGTATAACCTTTTTCTTTTATCCAGTTTGCTGTTATTTCATTCGACTCTTTGTTGACATAATGTTCGTCTATAAAAAAAATCGTCTCGCTGTCCGCGTCATAGTAGCATCTTACAAACGCGTATGCGTCCGGGTACCAACCAAAGTCAACGCCCTGATAGATCACATCCATCCTGGCTATTTCTTCATCAGTGATCTCACGCAGCTCCAAAAGCTCAAATACGTTTCCACCTGTCCCGACTGCGTTCCCTAGATACTCATGTTCGTATGCGCGCGGATTCGTGAGCATTAAATGCTCGGCACTGTCAAAAAATTCATTTCCAAGCCACTCACGCGGTACTGTCCTGTAGTCGCTTTTGTGATTGTATGCCCGAACATCCTCAATTTGCACATATTCGTTTGCCCAATTGTTTCGATTGATCGGCGGGTTAAACGTCTTAAACACGACATACCCATGCCCGCCTCTCAGGACTGACTGCTCCGCCATTCGGATTTCTTCTGGTCCCTTAAAGATATCCAACTCTTCAAACCAGAGATATTTAAAAAATCCTGTTGCCACCTTGATGGATTTTGTCTTTTGTGCCTTATCCAGACCGCGGAATATGATCTTTTGTCCTGTCGGCAGGTAGGTAAATTGCATCGGGTTTACATTGCTGCGCCAGTACCCTGACACGCCAAGTGCATCTACTGCCCATTGGATCTGGTTATAAACAGAATCACGCAGCATTGCGGAGAACTTATGGAATACTACCGCGTTTGCTGCCGGATCTTGCATCATGCCCAGCACGATCTCTACAGACACAAAAGAGGACTTTGTTGATCCTCTCCCGCCGTACAGATTATAGTACTCATGCCGCCCTGCTTTTATGTCCTTATGCACTTTGTAAAAAGCCGGAGCAATTAGATCTGTAAGCCCTATCCGTGCTCCCTGTTGAGCTGCCATTTAGTTTCCCTGCTTTTCTGTCTCCGTGTCTGGGATATCGTCAATAATCGTGACCTTCCCGGATGCCTCGACCTCCATCTGGTCACGCTGTCCTAACCACTGCTTGCCTAACCAAATAGCCATTGTCGGATTCGTCTCTGCGTGCTTGAACTGGAGTCTCCGCAGGCTTGCTTTGCCCTTCTGGCTCTTTTTTTTATAAGTCTCCGCAAATCCCTCTTTGTACGTCCTCACGCACCATCTTTCAACGGTATCCTCGCTGCATCCAATAACTGCCGCAATCTCCGCAAGCGTGCACTGAATCGAACATAAGTTCTCAAATACTTTTTGATCAATCTGTATTCTTTTCCGTCCGCCCTTGTTCGCATTATCAGACATATATACTCCCTCTTTTTTATTTATTGTTTGTTTTCAGTTAAATGCTCATCTTCTGCCTGACATTTTTTTAAGATGATCTCATTGTTATCCCCAATAAAAATTTGTAACGGATCTGATTCTTGGATGTTCAACCTTCTTCGTACATACCTTGGAATCCTTATTCTTCCAAGATCATCCAATATCCACACTCTTCCTATTGCTTCCATTTCTCCTCCCGGGTTATTCTGCTATGCAAAAACATTATTTATTTAATAAAACAGCTTTTTCCCCTGTAAACTTTTCCCATCTGGCAATGATAACATCCACATACCGTGGGTCGTATTCCATAGAATAGCCGCGCCTTCCATTCTGTTCGCATGCCATAATGGTTGTCCCTGATCCGCCGAACAAGTCTAAGACTACATCCCCACCCTTTGTATTATTCTTGATCTGGTAATCAAACAACGGGATCGGCTTCATGGTCGGGTGCATGTCATTTCGTGTGGGCTTGTCAAAATTGATTACTGTTGTCTGCTTTCTGTCTGAAGCCCACAGATGCCCAGCTCCTTCTTTCCAGCCATACAGGCACGGCTCGTGCTTCCATTGGTAGTCTTGCCGTCCCATCACCATGCTGTTTTTGTTCCAGATAAGACACTGCCTTACAGTCCAGCCAGCATCAAAGCACGCCCCCCGGAAATTATATCCCTCACTGTCCGCATGCCAAATGTAAAAGACCGCGCCCGGCTTCATAACCATGTCGGCGTTGCTAAAAGCATCTGTCAAAAACTGCCTAAAATTATCGTTGCCCATCTGGTCATTTTTAATTTTAAGCTTGTCTTTGGTCTTCCCCTCATAGTTTACGTTGTATGGCGGGGCAGTGAGCAGCATGTCTGCTTGCTCCCCCCCCATCAGCTTTTCTACGTCTTCCAGCACCGTGCTATCACCGCACATCAGCCTATTATTGCCCAACTGATAAATGTCGCCCAGTTTGGATTTTGGTTCTGGAGGCAACTCTACCTCAAATTCATCCTCAACAGCTTCCTCGGCATCGTCCTGCAATGCATCCTCGAATCCAAACAATTCCATGTCAAGGTCGATAATATCGTCAAGTTCCGCATTCAGCAGGTCAAAATCCCATTCAGCTTTTTCAGCTACTTTATTATCTGCCAACCTGAATGCCTTTATCTGCTCATCTGTCAGGTCGTCAGCGATTATGCACGGCACTTCACTCATTTTAAGCTTTTTTGCAGCTTTATATCTTGTATGCCCTGCAACAATAACATTGTTTTTATCGATCACGATCGGAACCTTAAACCCGAACTCTTTGATGGATTCTGCAACGTATTTAACAGCATCATCGTTCTTTCTCGGGTTATTCTCGTATGGTTTTAAATTTTTTAAAGGGATATTGGTTATGTTCATAACTCATTCATTCTCCTATTTCTATAATTTTACCATTGCTTCCGGCTCTCTTTGTACCCGATTCATGTTTATGTCCATCATGTGGTAAAAAAGGCGCTGGTAACCGTAAAAGTCTGTCCTGCTCTTCGCTGTAAAATTGGCTGGGAGAAATTTTGATTACGAGCCCGTGGACAGTATGGCGCGCTGAAGCTTTTTCATGACGGCATTACAATTCATATCACACCCCCATACAGTTCTTATTCTATTTTACCATTCTCGTTTCCTGATCCGCGTACCCCTTTTACACAATTGCATGTCCTTCCAGTATCATATAGCTGTTGTATAGATATATCGTTTTCCTGCGATACCCATAAAAATCTTTCCTCCCGATAGGGATGTTGCATATCTTTGAGATGTTGTCATACCCCAGCCCTGATGTCAGGCTAAAAAACAGATATTGCGCCAACTCTGCATATGCGCTTTCCGCAGCCAGAAGCAGCAGTTCCAATTCCCTACCCTTTGCGTTTTTGCACTTGTCTTCTATTTTTTTTACCTCATTGTATGTCAGACCGTAACCATTAAAGTATGTGTCCCTTGTTCCCACATTCCCCACCTTCTTTCTTTTTGCTTTATTTTTTTGTTACCCTATCCCAGTCCCGCAGGATTTATCTGTGTAGACAGAGGGAACCAGCACACAAGCTGGCGCGCCGGATCTGACCGGTTAGGTGTAATTCTGCGGCTTCCCCTCTGTTTTTAGTTAAATATCAGTTTACGGCAACATTTCCGGGAAATCATCGAAACTCATTTGTCCGAGTACATTATCGTCTTCCATCCACCATAAAAATACGTCTTCGCCTGTCTTCCATCGCGGATTTTTCCCAGATGCTCTCATCTTATTAAGCATTTCCGAAAAGGCTTTGATATACTTTTTCTTGAACCCCGGAAAATCTGCGAACTCTTTCCAGCGTCCCTTCCCCGCCATCGGGCAGCCAACACACCCTACACGATGATAGCCACAATCATACAAAGGATTATATTCTATTTCATTCCCCCTTATAAAATCCCACACATCGGCATCTGACCACGATATAATAGGATTCACAGCCACCTTCCCTTTCTGGCGGCAGTGGTCGATTATATCTCTGCTTGCATCGTTGTCATTCGCCAGCATGACTCTATCTGCTTTTATGCTATTACTCGCCTTCTTTGTAATAGTTTCCACTTCGCTTCGTGTTGCACGCTTCCTGCTTTCTGCCCACCTTACTCCGGTCGTTATAACACGGTTTTCTGCATTTTGTTCTTTCAAAACCTCATCATTCTTGTGGGAGGCATACCTTTAATTGGGATTAACGACCACATATTTACCCGCTTCCCTTTGTAAGTCGGCTGTGTATACTCGCAATGTATTCCCTCTTTTTTGCACTGGTCAAATACCTTTCGGATATGCTGCAGCGTCTGTGGCGCGTCAACTGTGGTGATGCTGTGCTGTACCACAAACGGTACGCCTGCTCGCTTGCATAGCTCCAAGACGACGTCCGAATCTTTTCCACCGCTATATGTGCATACAAATGGTTTCCCATAATATCGTTTCGACATGTCTGCTGCCATTCGAATCAGATATATTGCTTCCTCTTCTTTTCCCATTCCGCTACTCCTTTAAATGCTCATTTTCGCCTTTGAAAAATACATCTGGCTAATCACCAATCGTGAAAAAAATCATAGGCAACACCCCAGCAAAGGCTGAGAGTATTAACACATCTCCCATTCTGCTGGAGCGGTCCATACTAAACGCCAGAATAAATAGTATCAGCCAAGCCGCAGCCGCTATTTTGCCCAACTTTCCTAAAATATCCTTTTTGTCCATTTTCTTATCCCTCCTTAATAACGTCAGATTTTTTCGATTACGTTTTTATACAGCTCTCTGTACTCTTCCAGCAGTGCTTCTGCTCTTTCCGCACGGATCATAAGCTCCTGCACCTCTGCATCACAACATTTTTGTGGCTCCGCAGGAGCGATATTGCTCGGAATTTCCACCGGTACTTCCCGGACAACTTCTTTTTCTATGATCTGCGGCTCAATTCCGATCGCCGCCGCAAGCTTGTTTTTCACATTTGCCAGCTGCTCATCTGTTACTGTACGGAGGTATTCCTCAAAACTTCTGAATGGCACATAATACATTCGATCGCTGGAACCGTACCGCAGCCCATCGCAGTTTACTTCGATATCTGTATGCACGCCCTCTTCTGCCAGGTTAATTACATATGTCATCGCCCCGTTGTCTGCTACCACCAGCACGATCTTCTCTGTCCCTGTGACGGTTCGTGTTCTCCAAACTTCTCCGGTTCTATTCTCTCTATCCATATTCTTGTCCTCCTGCATCTTCCTGCGCTTTATTCTCTCTTCTCTTGCTACCGCGATAATCGCCCGGCAGGATGTTTCGTCGCGGTAGCCCTCTGCGTTTTTATACATCCATGCCCCCCGCAAATCATTGGTTGATACCATTTCATACTATCCCCTCTGTTTTTGGTATCATCTATTCCCGATGCAGAAGAACGTATCTTCGTCCCAGCATCCCTCATTATGGTCATATCTGTAATATCCAATGTCTCCATCTTCATTCACAAACGGCGCTGTGTAAGAATAATAGCAAGGACATCCTTTGGGATAATATGTCATTACCATCTCGTTTCCAAGCATCGGGCACTCTATCTCCCCCCACTCTTCAACGTCATCGTTCCATTTTAACCATTCAATCGGCATTGTCCGCCTCCATCAAATCTCATCTTTGTTAATTAACAATAGGTACCACTTTATGCATATATGTTGCACTCAATCTTTAACGCCCCTTTTTAGTTTCTTTGCTATATCAAAAATAACATTTACAGTGACTCCATTTCCTGCCTGCTTATATAACTGACTATCTGAATTAACAAACGCTGCTTTTTCAAAATAATCATCTGCCCACCCCTGAAGTCTAAAACATTCTTTTGGCGTTAACTTTCGGATTGCTATGTAACACTGAAGCTTTTCATACCAGACCGCGTATACAATCAGTTCATCTGATACCTGCACGAAAATCCCTTGATTGCAGCTTGTATCAAGCGTGTTTGCTGTTGCTTCCTTGACCTCAATCGCAATTCCATGCCGGTCCTGTCCTGTCAACGTGAGCATCGGCTCTCCATCATCTTTAAATCGTCTTCCATTCTGACGTTTTTCTGCTCTGTCGGGTGTTAATACTGGAATTGCAATCTTCGGATTATTCATGTGTCCTGCCGAATGGCATTTTGCAATACCATCAGTTGAAAGAATTTTTCCGTCCTGAGATGAGTTTATTTCGCCAATGATTTTAATTGCCGTCTTTATTCCCTCTCCCTTATTTTTTGTTAATACCGGAATTGCAATTCCGCTGTCCTGCCCTGCATGATTCGCCATGCCTTTGTAGTATCTTGCTTTCAAGCATCGTGCCTGCTCTGTCATCTGTGAGCCTTCGTAGCACAAATCAATGAAACACGGCAATGTAACATGATGACCTCTTTCACCGCCTTGTCCAGTATCAAGTGCTTCTGTTGCTCCTTCTGGTGCAAAGACCTGCGCATTTCTTCTGTATCCGTCTTTATGACCGACTATTTGAACACTATTTTCCCCGTCTGTTCCTTCGACAGGAAATACTTTTGCGGTACTTCGTCCTCTAAGATGTCCGATAATAAAACACCTTTCTCTGTTTTGCGGCACTCCAAAATCTTTAGAGTTGAGAACTTGCCACTCTGCATCGTACCCCTCCCTGTCCATTTCAACGAGCAGCCTGGCGAAATCCCATCCTCCATTAACACTAAGCAAATTCTTAACGTTCTCAATGAAAAGGTAAGTGGGTTTATTTTCTTCCTCGAGCTGTCCGATAAGGTACATAACTCTGAAAAACAGGCTCGAGCGGTTTCCTTTAAATCCAATTTGCTTTCCTGCGACAGAAATGTCCTGACATGGGAATCCGAAGCACCAGCAGTCTGCCCTTGGAATGTCTCTTGCATATACTCTTCGAATGTCATTTGCGTACCATTCTCCATTTCTGTATTCCTCCTTCAATATTTCTTTTTGCCGTTTCTTCAATGGCACTTTTCCTAATGATTCTCTTTGTTTCTGCGTGAGTAGGTGCATAGATATATAGCTTGCCGTTGCAAATTTGTCAAACTCGCAAAATCCAACACATTTATGCCCCGCCAACTCCATTCCTTTTCTAAACCCGCCTATCCCCGCAAAAAAATCAATAAATTGCATTTTTTCTCCTCACCTCTTCCATGTCGGTTCTGCCTGCTCCCACACACGTTCCACCATGTCGCACTGGCAAACAATCTCTGTTGCCCACTCCCGGATTTTCCGAAGCCTATCCGCATCCGGTGCGAAGCCTGCACACTGTTCGATCGAGATCGCCAGCTCCATGATCCGGTTATCTGCCGCCATCCATACCGGTTCGGCATCCGGCGACTTTTTAATCCATATTGCCATTGTCCTGTCTCCTTTGTCCTATCCTGTCAATATCCTGCTCCAGGACGATGCTTTCTCCGGTTTTATAAATCCGGTACAATAGCACACCCGTCAGGACTACTAATACAGTTATTATCTTTCGCATTTTTACCTCCTGAGCGGCTCACGTTCCCGCTCCCTGTTCCTCTGCCACTGCAAATTCTCCATTCTTCAGCGTATAAAACGTATTTTCTTTTATGCGCTCACCGTCCACTTTTTCCATCTTTGCACAAACTAAATTGTTAGAATCGTCATACTCGGCAAGGACCAGATAACAGCCTTTTTCTCCTCTTGTTTTTCCGCGTCTTCCCCACGATACGGCCACGCCGTCTTTTCCCGTATTGGTTGCGGCGCTCCAGTTTCCCGTGTTGGTTGCAGCGCTCCAGTCTCCCGTGTTGGTTGCAGCGCTCCAG